TGGCGCAAACTCCCCGTTTGCGGCAGTTCCGTTGGCTACCCCGAACTTATCCTCCCCACTATCGTTTACCGTAGCGACCATCAATTCTTCACGTGTACCCACTATCGCGGTGGTGTTTAGTGTTAGTTTGTTGAACGCGACGGTATCCCCGGAACCTACGCCGAGGTTCGTGCGCGCGCCCGACGCGTTCGACGCGCCCGTACCCCCGTGCACCACCGCAAGATCTGTTGTCAACGATAAACCGGAAAAAGATACACTATCAGAAGTCCGCACCGCCTGATCCATCGCGTAACACTCGACCGCGCCTTGCCCGGTGTCTATAGTGTTTGCGGTCAACGTAGTAAAGCTACCTGCCGCCGGGGTGGTGCCCCCGATAACGGTGCTGTCGATCGTACCTCCGGTTATCGTAGGGGTTGTGTTAAAATAACTTTTTAAATCCGCGCCTGTGGTTTTCTCGTCGCTTGTTTGACCGTTACGCCGTACTAGAAAAAGACTATCGTCGGCTATAGCCGCAGTATTGGTCAATGTGGGTAATGTTTTATCTACCATTTTTAAGGATCCACCGCTACGTAGTTGTTGTTTCTGTCGTCGTCCGTATAGTACGGGTTTTGGATATCGTCGTTCGTGAAATATTGGTTATCCGGCAAGGGGTCACCGCTGTCGACATTGATAGGTCTTTCAATGTCTTCAAATATCGGATCCTTTATAACACGTTTGAGTTTACTCATTTTTACCTGTTATCAAAAGCTGCTATAGCGACGTTCGTACTCCCGCCCGCAGCGCTGGTCATAGTCGCGTAAAGTTCGATCTCTTCGCCTAGCTTACCGGCGTAACCAAGACGTATGTTATAAACATCGTCCGTCGTGATAGCTACCGTGGTGCCGCCGACGTCTTTCAGAGTTACTTTGGTCGTACCACCGTCCGGACTAGCTTGTATCGTCACGGTACCACTGTCGAAGCCGTCGGTCGCGGCTACTGCCGTTGCGAATACTGTCACTTCGTAGGCGTCCATATCCGTACCCCGGGATACTGAACAGATTTTTACGCTTTCGTTGTCGTCAAGTGTCGCTGTATGTTTAGACATGATATTGTCCTTTCTTCTTGTATGTTACTATTTTTATTCGTAGTTGTCACCCATGCGCTCACCTAAAATACCGCTAGAAATGGAAGTTTTACCGACAACCCCGGGATCTGCTAATTTTTTAAGCGCCCGCGCGGGGTTAACACTTTGTTTTACAGCGCGTCTTGTCGCCGCTTTGTTCATTGTCTCGCCCGCATTTTTTATGCCAGAAGCGACGAACGGTGTTTGACCGATAAGGGGTACTCGCGAAAGGCCTTCGCCGGTGCGCTCTAAGATATTACCCGTTGTCGAAGTTTGTTTTACGATACCGCCGAGGACGTTATTCGCGTTTGCGGCCGCTGTACCTGAATAGTTTACAACACTTTCCGGTACTTCGATTGTCGTATATTCTAAAGCTTTTTCGATCGTGCGAAGTTGTAATAATTCTTGCGGGTCGAAAACTGTCTCGATGCGTTCTTTCCCGATACGTTCTAACTGTCTCTTGAATTGCGTACCTGATACTTTACCGCCCGAACCTTCGGCCTTATCTAACATTGACTGTATTGTTTGCAGCTTAAGATCGTTCCACGCTTGCGCGCCGCGCGCTGTCTGTTCTTCGGTTCCCGATAATAAACTTTGTTTCAGCGCTTGAAGATCCTTGACCTTACCGCCGTAAACAGTGCGGCGTAGTACGTCGTCGGATACGAGGCGCTCGTCGGTTATGTTTTTAAGGATCTTCGTTTCGAACTCACGGAAACGATCGCGCGCAACGTCTCGCGCTTCTTTAAACGCATCGCCGCCCGCCGTCTCTATGACGTCGTCGTCCAACGCATTGATTAAATCTGTCACGATATTTTCAGTTTGACGATCGCCGCGTAGGGAATTTGCGAACTTACGTAACTCTTCTGCGTTCTTGACGGATAGGCTCGCCTCTTCTACCGCGTTGCCGGACTTATCCAGAACGCCGTAACGCTTCATCTTACGAGTTAAAGAGTTAACAATGTTATCGGCGTAAGCGTTATCGCCCGCAACGTCAAGCGCTTCTAAGATACGCTCGGGGCGCAACCCTACGTCGTCGCCTACTTCTTCGCGGATACGGCCGTATAGTTTGCCAATATCTTCCTGCATTTCGCGGTTTTTTTTGGTGATAGCTCCGGTAACGCTTTCGCCGGCTTCGTAGGGGGTTGTCGCCCTGCCGCCGGTTACGTTTTTAACTTGGTTAAGTTTTTCTTTTATCATCTGGTTCGCTTGAACGTAACGGTTCTGGATATCGTCGCCTACTCCGGCGATACCTTTGGTGTTTTGTTCAAACTGCCATTGACGAGGTTCGCGGCTTATCATACCGGCGGTTTGTTTGTCGGCCGGTACGCCCGCCGCTTCTAGTACGCGGCTGCGTTCACGTTGTTCGGGGGTTAACCGTGCTAACGCAGATTTTTGCGAAGTATTCCCTTTACCGAGCCTGTCGGTAACACCCATTTTCTTAAATATTTCATCGGATACACGATCGCCTACAACCCCGGAACCTCGAGAACCAAACTTACTAGCAATATAACCACCCCCTGCGCCAAAAGGAATAGCAAAAGCGCCGGATCGCAGAGCATTTTCCGTACGCCCGCCGGCGCCGCCTTCGCCTTCCGCAAAACCGTAAGTCGCGCCGCCGCCGAAACCAAGCGCCGCACCGGTTTTAACAGGGTTTGTTCGCGCAAAGTTTGATAAAGCATCCATAGTTTTAGGCGCCACGCGGCCGGCTGTTTTAAAGGCTGTGCCGCCTGTCGGTATTGCGCCGGCGACTTCCGTTGCGAAAGATTGCACCGGATACGCATCGCGCGCTTGTTCAAGTTCTTCTCTGGATCTGTCAAGTCCGAAATCATAAGCTTGTCCTAACGTTACTTTATCGCCTGTGAATAGGTTTTTAAGCGCGTATATAGGTAGCGCAGCCATACCGGCTTGTATTTCATCGCCGGCGCCCCACGTTAAACCTTGCATAGCCGTGCGCGCGCCCGAACGCACTCGTCCGGGTTTTTGAGGTGCGGGGTCTGCGCCTTGTGAAGGCATAGCGGCCTCCGCCGGCGGTGTTTGTGCTACCGCGTCCGGAAACTTCTTTGCGATAAGGCCGCGGATCTCTTCACGGCTCATATCGTCCGGGAAAGCAACTAAAGTACCGTCGGGCATTTTAACGTTTGGCATTACGTTTTATTCCTTGAAAAAGTCTGTGTAATCGACCGGTTCGGGGGGCATCGTCTGGTATTTGTTCTGTATACCTTCGGCGTTGCGTTGTTGTATTGCGTTACGGCTTGCCGTTAAAGGATCTTGCGACTGCGCTTGTTTCGCGGATCGTTTCAACCCTACCGACACAACGTCTCTAATGTCGGCCAACGCCTCGCGGTAATCTTCTGGATCCTGCGCTTGGTTAAGTCTTGCTAGTGCGGCTTCGGCCTTTTCGCCTTCAATTTCAGTAATAACACCGCCGCCTTTCAGGCGTTCGTAAGCGTTAAGGAAGGTTTGACCTTTCAACTGGTCTATTTTCGGTTGGAAACGACGTTGCGCTTCGGATAAACCGCCGGTTGCGGACGAGGCGCGACCTTTCATACCTAAGAAACCGCCGGTTGAGGCTTCTAAACCTTCTTCGTCTTCCAAAATACTATCGATTGTTTTTAACATCAAAGTCGCCTGATCTTCTAACTTACCCGAAGACGCTAAATTATCTGTATCGATCTTCGCTTGCGCAACCGAGGCCGTTTGATCGTATTTCGTTTGAGGTAGCTGTTCGGGCGCTAATGTTTTATCTATTTCGACAACTTGTTGTCCTGTCGGGTCTAACACGACTTGCGAGCCGCCCCGGTCAAACATCTGGTTCGAGCGTTTCATTTGTAAATAACGGCGTTGATCCTCTTCCGGCATATTGTTAAAAGTATTCCATTCTTGAATACTAGACGGCGCTTTCGAACCCGCACCGAAAAGCGCAGAATAATCGCCCGTAATACCGGCGTATTTTAACGCAGCATCTTCGGGGTCTACTTGTCCGGTTTGCATTTGTTCGGCGAGTTCTTTTAACGCTCTGCGTTGTGAAACACCGTCCATAGCGCGTCCGACATTTGTAGCAGACAAAAGATCGCCGATAAAACTACCTCCGCCACCTCCGCCGCCCTGCGTGGGCGCGTTCTGCGCGATCTGCGATAACGCTTGCTGCGGCGCGGGGTTTTGCGGCATCGGCGCAGCCGCGGGATTTATACCGGGCGTACCGAACTGCGCGTTGAACCGGTCAAGTCCTGCGGTTCTATTTAAAAAATTATTAAACATATTTTAATCCCCTCCAAAGCTAAAGCCACCCGGAAATAGGCCGTTGCTTTGGCTCGATTCAGTCTCACTCTCGGATCCGCCAGTTGTCGGTAGCACTCCGAGAAGTTGGCCGAAGCTAGTCATAGCGTTAATCGGCGCTTGTTTTGTTTGCGTGTCTAGACCGCGTAAGAAGTCGCCCGCCGTCATACCGAGGCCGGCATCGGTGACGCGTGATTGTGTAAGTTGGTTCAAACTATTGTCTAAAGCGCGGTTATATTGATCTTGTTTAAAACGGCCAATAGTATCAAGTCTTGTTTGCTCAATATCGTTTGCACCTAAGATCTGCCGGTTGGATCCGGTCTGCCCGGCTTCTTGTAAACCTTGTTTAAGGATACTGTAATCGCCGCCCGCCTCGCGGTTTATAGTGTTTATAACACTATCGTTGAACGGGTTCATTTGCATATCGATATCCGATTGCAAACTTTCCGGTGTCGCTGTGACGCCTTGTTCTATAATGCCGAGGGCGCGATCTTCGTATGGTGTTTGCCCAAGAGGTGTAAAAAGATTGTCCGAAGCCCCGCCGACAAACTGATTGCTAAGATCGGACGCGTAATCTTTGTAAACATCTTGTATCTGTTCCGGTAATAGCGCGAAACCGGAACGGCTAGAAGAAGAACTATCACTTCCGCCGGTTAATGATTTCGTAATACCGCTGAAAAAACCCATTCTACCAACTCCCTAATGTTGCGCGTCGCCAAACGGCAGAACCGCCGCTGTCAACGCATATGTATAAATAACTCGCATCATAATTGAAATCCCCTACACGGTCGGTAGTGGCGACATCTGAACTGCCTGTAGGTATCTTACCAACTTTTCGGCCGCGCATAAAGGTATTTGTTAAATTATTAAAGTTATCGACGTCTCGTTCACGTATGCGCGCAACGTCACGGGCGAAATCGCCGAGTTCGTTGTTTGTATCTGTGTCTATGTACCGATAAGGTTCTGTAACCATTATTCAGACCTCGAAGCTTGTTGCGACGGTATAAACCAACTACCCATTATCCACCCTTGATCTAAAGCCTCACCTGAAAAAGTATATTTCAAGAACCGACCGTCTATATCGATCGGGATCTCTTCGGTGGTAGGGGTAACTGTAACCGTTTTCGTATTCTTTGCGGTAGCAGATTGTGGAAACGAGAAACTGCTTATGTCTACCGTTATATCTTCGTTCTGCACACTATCCGGTATGATCGAGGTTTGTAGAACGTTGCTCGTACCGAAATCTTGCAAGTTCGTAGATAGCGACCACGCCATAGCTTGCGTATCGTCGTTATTACCTATCTCGTGTCGGTATAAATTGCCGTTACTATCGATAAGTCTCGGGAGTTGTAAATTTATGTAAGGGTATTCGGCGGCCAAACGATCGAAGGTGTCCGGCGTCCAATGTTTTTCGGTAACGTGGTACCGCGCCACTCTGTCGATTTCGTCCGAGCCTTCGGACGGGTAGTGGTACCATATCTCGTCATACCGTTTATTGTACCACGCAAAGCATTTCGCTAATTGCGATCTGTTTATGTTCTTGAAAACATAGTTTAACAACGTACTTTCGGCCGAAGAGTTTGACCGCGTTACCTCTATGTTACCGCCGCGCCATTCATAGAAGTTGTTTTCCCCCATCCAATACGCGACGCCTTTTACGACAACGCGCGCCATCGGGGCGATACATCCTATGTTATCCTTAAATTTAATGTCCCATATAAACGGTAATCCGATATATCGAAACGTGTAACATTGATTATTCGTAAATAGAAGGTTGGTACCGTTCAAAGATACGTGCGACCATAACCGCCCGGCGCCTTCGATAAAATCTTCAAACACTTGGTTCGTAGAAGACGCCGTCCATCCAGTGATATCGTTTATGTCGCTCGACTTGATTTTATTACGCACACCGTCTGCGCCTAAAGTGACTAGAATATTGTTCGACACGAAAAGGTAATTTACCTCTGTCGGCGCGTTCGATACTAAAGTCGGCGCGTTCGACGTAAACCCCTCCCATTCATATACACCTTCGGCGTTGCCGGGCGTTGTCAAAATTTTATCCCCGAACTGATCGAAGAACCAGATACGGGGGAACCTTCGCCCGTTTGCGGACACTAACGCCGTACCATAAAGCCCGTTGCCGTAGCGGTTCATGCCGTAACCTTGGCCGTTGGTTTCGTCGCAAAGACCGGCATCGATACTTACTTGGTATTCTGTCGACGCGCCTCCGCCTCCGGACACACTGGACGTCGCCTCGCCGGTGGTCATAACGTCTAACGTGTCCGTCGTGGCGTTTCTTATTTGAAATTCTAAGTTCATTTCACTTGCGGCGGTAATCCCGCCGAAATCTGCGGCCGCTGTTATCTTAACGCGCTCGCCGTCATTCTGGCCGTGCGCTGTCGCGTTTACTGTAATAAGACCGCTTGTGCGCACCACCGACGCACCGCCGCCGGTCGCATTGCTCGTCGCGTTTGACACTGTCTTAATCGTAATAACGCCGGTTGCAACTTCTCGAACAATGTGGGTTTTATTAAGTTCGCCGGTTGCGATACCTCCGGTTGCCGTCGCGCCGGATAAAACGTAAGTATCGCCCGGCTCGAAAAGTAACGCTTCGCTGTCTGCAATATCAACTTCATTAGATCCGTTTACTGTAGTTATAGGATCGTTCGCCAAAGTGTCGTAATGGGTATCTAAACTATTGGCTATGGCGATCGTCGCCGTTTTTAGCGGGGTTAAGTTTGTAAGTTCGGATCCCGTCAAAGTGTATAAGGCGGTGTGCGCGCCTAACATTGTTTGCAGTTTTTGTCCGATATTACCGCTAAAAATAGATCTTACGCAGCCAGATATCGCACTACCGTTTAGAATACTCTTAACCCAACCGTCGATCTTTTGCGGCTTACCTTTTACGAAACGTATTTTATCTGCGGCTGTGTAATGTGGTGTCGACAACCCTGTAGCGTCCGTATCCGGACAAACACCCGGCATTACTTTTAAAGGTATATACTGTGTTTCTAACGTAGTCGCCATGTCCGCCCTATGCTGTGCGTTGCCATATGTTTACCGCGATATACGGTTGTAAGTTATTGTGCGCCCCGTCGCCACCGGTCGAAGACGTCGCATTGTTCGTTGCGAAAGTCGGGTCAAGTTGAGGTACGTCGTCACCGGGGGAAGTTTCTTGTGTCGCTGTCGACCGCACCGGCGTGTTGTGAGTGTGCGCCGGCATTTCACTAACTGTTAAGGTATGGTCGTATTCGCCGCCTGTGTCGCCTTGTGCGAACGTCTTATCTTCGGCGTTACTATCGGTACCTGTGCCGACACCTAAAATAACGCGTCCTTGCCCGAAAGCCGTCCACGTACCGTACCCTAGTAAAGTAGCGGGATCGGTATTGTCTGTAGCGTTAAAATATAAAGAACCGACGGGGAGTTGCGCGCCTACGGCTGCGTCTGCGTTGGTTTTTAACTGCGCATCGATAAGATCCATACCGTCGTTTAACTGGTCGCCCCAAAGATCTTCGTCGTCGGCGCTGTTTACGTTCGGCTTTGGTAGATTATAGTTTGTTGTAAACGTTGGCATGGTTTAAAATCCTTCTACTTGAAACTCACCGCTACCGTTTAAACGGTTGGTAGCTTGACGTAAGTTTGTATGTTCGTTCGTTGCGCGCGCCGCGTAATATGCTTCCATCTTTGGATCTTGTCTAAACTCACCGTAAAGGCGCGCTAAAGCTTCATATCTCAATAGATCGGGCGCGTTGATTGTGAAATCGTTTGTATCACTGTCGCCGGATAGATCTGTGTAATTCTTGATACCACGTACTAAAGCTGTG